GGCGAGAAACACGACGTTAAAGATGGCGATGCGCAGCAGTGGATGCAGGATCGGCTCGTGTTCCTCTTTGGCCAGCCACTCGAAGAGCTCACCCATCAGGCGTGGAGTATCGAATGGCGGCGCAGTCTCGAATACGATGCCGATCTGCCGGCCATCCGGGTCGAACGCGACCACATTGTTCGGCAGGGTTTTCCAATCGCCCCTGTGCCGCTCGTCCTTGCTGCTGTATCGAAGCAGGTCGCGATGTAGCTGGAGGACGATACCCTCTTTCACTGGTATTTCAGCCCACGAGGCGTGGATGGTT